CGATCAAGACCCTCCGGGCGTAACCCCAACTTTCGCCAGGCGGCCCTCAAGCGCCATCTGGAGATGGCCGGGGTGGCCTACTCCTGGGGCGGCGAAACCCTTGGCGGTTGGGCCAAGATAAAGGAATGTGAGATCCGGCGCCTGGCCAAATGGCAAGCCACCAAGACGGCCTGCCTCATGTGTATGGAGGCGGACCCGAAGGCATGCCACCGGGACTATGAAATCGCCCGGCGCCTGGTGCGCTATGGGGTGGAGGTAATCCATATCATCTAAAGGAGAGCAAAGTGGAAGAAAGCATTAGACGCAAACTTAAAAAAATAATGGTCCTGGCCGAGCGTGGTGAGGCGGGAGAGCGGGATGTAGCTCAAAAAATGCTAGACGAGCTCCTTGCCAAGCACGACTTGACCTTTGAGGAGATCCTCGCGGGGGAGGTCAGGGATTACAAATTCTCCTACCGTAACAAATGGGAACGTCGGCTGCTTTTGCAGTTATATTCCATGGTCGCCGAGATCATGGACATAGGCGAAAAATTCGGGATTTTTCAGGATCGCAAGGCCCAGGCGTTTCTTTATGAAAAACTGCTCAAAAAGCGGGGCAATTTCAAATCCTGTAAAAAACCTGAGCTGGTTCGGATTTTTCTCGAGTCCGGGGTGGATCTCAAGGGTGTTGTGCCCGAGGAAATCTTAGCCCTTAACGAATAGGATTAAAGCCCACCTGCCCCCCCGCCAATCGGCGGGGGGGCTTTTTTTGTGCTTACTCTTTATCACTTTGCCATATTAAAGTGAGTGGTGATCAAATTTGTCCCCCTAAAACCCAAAAACACCCGAAACCATAGGAAACCGACCGAAACCGACCGAATCCGGGAAACAGTTGTTTGACATTATCACAATTTATTCGGGATAATTGTCGGCGATAACATTTCCATATTTTCTCCTTTTAGATTTGGGGCTCGATGGCGCCCCAGGAGGCCAGGACGGTGGCCGTCCCCACCGGACTGGCCTCTTTTTATTTTGGAGGACCTATGCCAAAAAAGACACCCACTAGGCAAAAGAGAAAGTCCCCCGCGAAGAAAAAACCTGCTCCCGAGCCAAACATCCAGGCCAATAAGGAGGCAACCCTTCCTAGTGACGAGGATCTCGAAACCGAATGGAACCGGCGTCTAAAGGAGGTCGAAGAGCGAAACCGTCAATTTGCCCTCAAGACCACCCAGGCACACACTTCCGACCGCATGATCCGTTACAGCCGGAATCCCGGGTGTCCCGAGTGCGGCATCCACCCGGTTGTCTGTATGATGCGGCGACCAGGGTACAGAAAATTTCGGTGCCGATCCTGCGGCTATGTGTTTGAGGACGGAGGTTAAAACCATGGACACCTACCACGTGCACATTTACCGGGTCCAGGGGCTTATAGAAATAAACCTGGAAGCAGAAACCCCTGAAGAAGCGAAACAAAAGGCCCTAGAAAAGGTGAAAACAAGCGGAGCGGTCATGACGCCGGCGGATTGTGACTTTATCGCCATGGCTTTCAAGTCGGAGGAGCCTGGATAATGGCATTTGAAAGTTGGGATGATGAAATAGCGGAGACAAAGAATCGCCTATCAGAGCTGAGAGCTGATCTCTCAACAATGTTAACGAGCAGCTATACGACGGCAGACAGAGGAACGACCTACAGAAAAATTGAGGAGCTTACGGGATATCTGCAATTTTGCCGAGAACAAAAAGCCATAGAGGAGGGCGGGACCAGATCTACCCGCTTGAGCTATGGCCGTCACAGGAGATTCAGGTAATGGGCTGGTTCAACAAACAGGTCGTATCTAAAATAGCCCCCGGCCTCGCCTTAAAGCGCGAGATTGCACAGCGACGGCTCAACCGCCTAGAGGAACTTACGCCTAAAAATCGCCGGAGCTTTGACGCCGTCTCAGCAAACCGGCTGCGTTACGATTTTCTATCCCCGAACAACTCCGCCGACGAGGCCCTCTCAGGTGCCGATAAGCTCCGCAGGCATGTCCGCCAGATGGAATACAACAACGGCTTTGTTTGCGGCCCGATCATCCGCATAGTGAACAACGTCGTGGGCCTGGGCTTCCAGTTTCAATCCCGCGTGACGGCCGACGAGGAGGGGTCGAGACGAATCCCAAAGATCAGACAGCATGACGCCGAGCTTTTCAACCGGGACATGGAGCGGGCTTTTAGAAAATGGTCCAAGAAGGCTGACAAGCGCCTCAATCTCACCTTTAACGGCCTCCTCCGCCAGGTGGAGGGGGCCCTGGTCCGCGACGGCGAGGTCCTGGTCATAGGCCGCAACAGCACCCGCCGGGATCGGCTTATACCCTACTGCCTGGACGTCCTCGAGATAGACCGCCTAGAGACCCCCATGTCCGAAATCAACAACCCGAAAATCCGAAACGGCATCCGCTACGACCGCGAGGGCGTCCCCAAGTCCTATTTTGTCTTGAAACAGCATCCCGGAGAGACCGTCCGGTCCCCCCGGTCCATTTCCAACGACTATGACGAGACCCCGGCTTTTAACCGGAACGGCACCCGGAAGGTGATCCACCTCTTTAACCCGCTGCGGCCCGAACAGTCGCGGGGTTTCAGCGCCTTCGCCTCCGCCCTCAAGGATTACCAAGATGTTGACCGCTACCGCGAGGCTGAGATCATGGCCGCCCTCGAGGCCGCCTGTCTTACTGGCATCGTCGAGACCCCGGACCCCACAGGCTTCCAGGCCAACCGCACGGTCGGCAACCTCAGCGAGGAGGACGGCGACGACACCGAGCGCCGAATCCACGAGTTTGCACCCGGCGAGTGGCACTACCTGAACTCCGGCGAAAAGGTTCAAATATTTCACCCGAGCCGCCCCAACGACGCCTTCGGCGACTTTACCGACCAGCTCCTCCGGGGTCCGGCCAATGCCCTGGATATGCCTCCCGAGCTACTTACCCAGGACTGGAAAGGCATGAATTACAGTAACGCGAGGACGGTCCTTCTCCAGTTTTATATATCCTGCCGCCTCCGCCAGCAGTTTTTAAAGGATCATTTCTGCGCCCCGGTCTACGAGAACGTGGCCCGGTCCCTGGTGGCCATGGGTCTGGTCCAGGCATTGAGCTTTGACCGCCGTATGGATGACTGGCTCGAGCACGCCTGGATACCTCCCGGCTGGTCCTGGGTGGACCCGATCAAGGAGGCAAAGGGGAAGGAGATTGAAGTAGAAAACAATTTCGAGACGTTGACCGATGTTTGTGCAGCAAGAGGCAAGGACCTGGAGGAGACACTCCGGACTCGAGCCCGTGAGCTAAAACTGAAACTGGACCTCGAAAAGGAGTTCGGAGTCCAGTTCCCATCCAAAAAGGCCGGCGCCCAACCGGCAGCCGATAACGGCCAGGCCGCAAGGAGCGGCGGATTACGGGCCATAAAGTAAAGGAGTATCCCATGAAAACCGAGTTTTTCTACCGTTCATACGATCTCGACCGGGCCACGTTGAACAAGGAGAAACGCTCCATCGAGCTCCCCTTTTCCTCCGAAACGCCCATCCTGCGTTTTATGGGAAATGAGGTCCTGCTCCACGGCCCCAACAACGTCGATCTTTCCCGGCTCCGGGCCAATGGGAGCGCCCTTTTTAATCATAACCCCGACAACATCATAGGACGCATCAAAAACCCGCGTATAGAGAACAAACGCGGCAAAGCCACCCTGATCTTTGATGACGACGAAGACGGCAACAGGGCTCTTTTCAAAGTCGAAAGCGGGAGTCTCAAGGGCGCCTCCGTCGGCTACAAGGTTCTCAAGTTCCGTGAAGTCATGCGTGGTGAGGAATACGAGGGCATCAAGGGACCGGCAATGGTGGCCACCAGGTGGGCGCCCTATGAAATCAGCCTGACCCCCATCCCGGCTGATGTAAGCGTGGGGATCGGCCGGTGTGCGACCCGGTCCCTCGAAGGTATAGACATCGAAAAATCCAATTTTAAGGAGGACACAACCATGACACCAGAAGAAATCCGAGAAATGATCCAGGCGGAATTCAAGCGTATCCTGCCCGAGACGGCCAAGCAGATAACGGATTCCGTCGTGCCCGAGGTCGTGACCCAGGTCCGGGCAGCCATCGCCGAGGACGCGAAACCCAAGATCCTGGTGACAGGCGAGGAGTACAACAACCTTATGTCCAGGGCCGGCGCCATCTCCGACGAAGCGAAATTGAAGGTCGCCGACATGGTGGGTGAGGGCCGGGATTCCCAATACGTCACCGCCGAGCTCCTGAAACTGGCCACCGCCGATCCCGACGCCACGGATACGGGCGGCGGAGAGGGCAACCAGGGAACCGGCCACGACGGCAAGCGGAGCAACACCCCGACGCAGTACTCCAAAGTCGAGGACGTGCCCGACGACGTATTCGCCCGCATGGTCACCGAACCTAATACCATGCCTACCTTCAACTAGGGCATCCATTAACCCGATCTACGAAACCATGAGGTAGGGATTTAATCCCCGCCGAAAACAGGAGGACAAATAAATGGCAGTCAATAAATAC